ATCAGCGATGCGGTGATTAGGAACACATTCATGGAAGGACACGACAGTGCAGAAAAGCAAATAGCAAGAAATTTAATGATAAACAAAGACGCAATAAGTTTTATTCAAGATTATACTTTTAATAATATCAAAGGAATGACTGACGAAATAGTGCAAGACTTAAGACAAGAGTTAGAAAGAGGAATCATGTCCGGGGAAGGAATAACCAAAATAAAAGCTAGAGTTGGAAAGGTTTTTGATGTTGGAGAAAATAGAGCCGAGATGATAGCCCGTACAGAGGCAAATCGATCCGAAAATCAAGGAAAACTTCAAGCATTCAAATCAAGTGGGGAAAAATTAGTAAAAAAATGGAATACTCATTTTGATGGTAGAACCAGTGATGTGTGTAAAAGGTTAGATGGCCAAACAGTTGGAATAAATGAAAATTTTAAAGATAAAAAAACAGGATGGGAAGGGCCTTGCCCTCCAAGCCATGTTAATTGCAGAAGTTCAGTGCTTTATATAGAAAAAGAAGAAAGTTTAAAGGAAAACTAATTCTATTAAACACCAATTCTTAAATACTAAAGGAAATTAATTAATTTATGGAAGATCCATGTTTTATATTTAGTTCTGACAAGTTGGAACTAAAAAGTGAGGGAGAAAACTTTTTTGTAGAGGGATATATTTCTACTTCTGATTTAGATTTGGTTAATGATATTGTTACAAAAGCTTGTTTATTAGATATGGCAGAACAAATGAAAACAAGAACAATTAAATTTGATGTTGAGCATGAAAGTTTTCGTGGTAAAAGCCAATTGGAAACAGAAATAAATAAAACATTAATTCCAGTGGCCAAAGTTGATGATTTTATAATGGATAAAAAAGGATTAAAAGTTAGATCAGTATTAAATAGGCATTCAAATAGATTCGAAGAAGTAAAGGGTTCAATTGAAGATGGATTCTTAGATGCCTTTTCAATAGCATTTGTACCGGTTAGTGCATCTATCCAGGAAAAGAATGGAGAGAAAGTTAGAATGCTTGAAAAGATTAATTTATTGAATGTTGCTTATACTGGAAATCCAATTAATACAAGTTCTACAATGACTAATGTTTTTATGAAAAGTTTAGACTTCCTGGAAGAAAAAGCAAAACCAAAAAAGCCAAAACCTCAACCAGATCCACATAAGGAAGACGAGGAAGAAGAAGAGGAAGAAGACGAAAAGGGTGACAAAAAAAAGAAGAAAGTAGGACCAGGTGGCCATAAACCAGATAGAACAGGACCACATGGAGCCGGTGCAGGACCAGGAGAAGGACAAGCAGATGGTTCAGGAAAAGAAGTCAAATATAATCACTTAAGTGATACTAAAACTAAATTACAGGAGGTTAAAAAAATGACAGAGGATAATAAAACGGAAGAAGAAGAAGAGTCTGAAGAAGTTGAAACTGGGAAAGAAGAGGCTGAAGGGAAAGATGATGAAAAGAAAGAAGATGCAGAAGAGAAGGAAGAATCTGAAGAAAATGCTGAGGTAAAATCTTTGGGAGAAACAGTAGCTAAGTTGCAAGAGGAAGTTGCTGATTTGAAAGCACAGATAAAAGTACCACTTAAAAAGAGTATTCCTACAACTGAAGATAAATCTAACGATTTCGAAGATAAGACAATTAGTCCTCTTGACTTAATAGCATAATGGAAGGAAAAGGAACAATGAGAGTAGGAAATATTGATAGCAAAAGTGCGTATTCACATTCTTTTGGAGCATTGAAAGATGGGACAAGATATGCAGATGCTTGGAGTGAAATTGATTACAGGCCAAAGTTGAAAGATTTAATGTCTATTGGAATGAAGGCATTAGGTACAGAAACAGGTGGAGCAGGAACAGCAGGCTACGCAATGGTACCAATCTATGTAGATCCAAGAATTGTTGACGTAACAAGAAAGTTCACACCATTGGTAGAGTTAATCGCAAGAGTAACAAATCAAGGTATGACAGCAGATTATAACAAGATCACTGCAAAAGGTGGCGGATATACTGCAGCAGAAGACGCAGCATTACCAGAAACAAATGATACTTACGAAAGAGCAACTACAGGAATCAAGTTTTTATACGCAGTAGGTAGAACCACAGGCCAAATGCAAGCAGCAATGCCAAGTTACATTCTTGAAGGTTTTCAACCAGCAGGAGAAGGCTTAGGTGGAGGCTCACCATTTAGTTCAGTAGGTGCACCAAATGCAAAACAACTTGAAGTTATTATGAAAGCAAGAGAGATGAGAGAACTCGAAGAGAATTTAATTGTTAATGGAAGTGCAAGCACAGATTCAACACAATTTGATGGAATTGTAACATTACAAAGTACAGAAAATGTAGTTGATTTAGATGGTGCAGCAATGACATGGGACGATATTGAGACAGCGGTACGATATGCATTCGATGATGGTGGAAGACCAAAAATCGCAATAGCATCAAGTTCAGTAGTTCAAGATATTCGAAAGATAATAATTGATACTTTTAGATATAATCCAAGTGACCTGGCAGGAACATTACCATTCGGAGTTGCAGCTGCAATAGTGCTTCAAACAATGGTTGGACCAATACCAGTGATCCCAAGTATGTATTTATCAAACACATCTGGCGCAAAGCAGATTTACTTTTTAGATACTGATTACATCGAGATGAGAGTTCTTCAAGATATGACTTACGAAGACTTAGCAAAAACTAATGATTCGCAGAAGTTTATGTTGAAAATCTACGAAGCGCTTATCATGCGAAACAATAAGTTCAATAGTTTCATCGACGATATATTGTAATTTTTTATTTTATATTTTTTAATCTTTTTTTCTAAGCAAAAAAAGTGGAGAACGGCCCTCCTGGAGTCCGTCGGGTGATTCACGCACGAATCAAAAATTAAATAACGGGAGGTTAAAAAAAATGACAGAAACATTTACAGACGGAACAACAAGCGGAGTAGTAGTAAAAGACATAGTACCAGCAATGGGAGTAAAAATGTTACAAGTAAGAGTTCCAGCAACATTTGTCTGGGGAACAGACGAATTGGTTGTAGATTTAGGAGATTACGGTGCAACTAAATGCGCAGGAGTTCTTGGTTTTGTTGAAACAACAGCAGGAAGTGTAACAGTCCCTTGTGGAGCAGCAGGAACACAACTTGGAACAACATCAGTAGCATCAGGAGTATTGACATTTGCAAGCTCAGGATCAGCATCAAATACTAAGGGTGGAACTTTGATAATCTTTGCTTTCTAATCTGTCTCAATAATAAAATGGGACAAGGATTAAAAGCAGTAGGAGGAAACCCAGCGAGTCCACCATACAGGAATGGACCTTATAATTGGGATCAACACGTAACATTCACCAAAGGAATAAACGGAATAATGAATGGTGGAACAACATACTATGTGGATTCATCAAGGACAACTTCAGGTAACGGAAAATCGTGGACTAAAGCATTTATCACAATTGCAGAAGCAGTAGCAGCAAGTTTGGCAGCAAGTGGACATCATGATACAATCTTGATTAAAGGAACTGACAACGTAGATAGCGATGCAGATCCAGTTAATGATTATTCAGAAAGTGTAACAATTGACGCAACACAGGTTGGTTTAAGAATTATCGGAATGGGTAATGGACCAGAAGGTGTTAAGTGGACAGTTGGAACACAAGATGAAGTAATTTTGACTATAAACGCAATTGATTGTGTTGTAGAAAACATTAGGTTTAGACCTAATGGAGCAACAAGCGGTGCAGCAATATGGTTGGCAAACAATGCAGCTTTAACAGAAAATGCAAATGGTGCCCAGATTAGAAATTGTATCTTTAGAAGTACAACTGAAACAGCATTGGCAGGTATCTGGACTGAAGGAGCGAACGATGTAATTATTGAAAACAATGTATTCACATCAGTAGCAACAGCAGTTTTACAAAGCACTACGCCAAACAGCGTTAGTTATCGTATGATAATTAGAAATAATTTGGTTGACGATAAATGTACAAACGGATTTGTTATAGATGGAAGAAGTTGTTTGTTAGATAGTAATCAATTTGCAGGTGCAGGTTTGACAACAATTATTGATACAACAGCATCAAGCGGATCAGGTTCATATAACATAATTAGAAATCATATCTTTAAGGTTACAGCGTACGAAACAAATTGTACAGGTTGTGCAACAGATGATTGGTGGTTTAATTATTGTGATGACACTGGAAGTAGTACAGTTTCAGCAGCATACTTGACTATAGGTATACCAACAGCATAATGGCAAAGAAAAAATCTAAACCAAAAGAATCGCATGGTTTAACACCAGAGCAATTCGCTGAGTGGGAACTTTTAGAATGTAACTTGGAACTTTACAAGAAACAGAAGGGAATCTAAATTTTTATTTTTATTTTTTTTATCTTTTTTTTGATTTCAGAAAAAAAAGATGGTCTTAGGACCTTAAATAATTAAACAGGAGAAAAAACAAATGGTAAAAATTAGAAAGTACAAAATATCAGCAACAAT